CGCTTCTCTCGACGTATGTTGGTGGCCTGTGTGACTGGCTTGGAGTTTCTCAACAAGCGATACAACCCCTTCGAGATCCAATTGGAGGGTTGGTCTGAGTCTGTGATGGAGAATGTGGATGACTACGATACAGTGTTTGAAGAGCTGTATGTAAAGTACCGCTCCAAGGTCAATGTGGCGCCTGAAGTGAAGCTCATCATGATGTTGGGTGGTTCAGCAATGATGTTCCACTTGACAAACAGTATGTTCAAGAGTGCCCTCCCCAATATGAACGATGTCCTCAAGCAAAACCCAGACCTTGTGAAGAATATGATGGCCGCCGTTCAAAATACAACACGCGCACCATCGGGTCCAGCAGATTCGGCTCCAGTGGGTGGCACTGGGCAATATGAGATGCAAGGCCCAGGTATTGACATCTCCAGCCTCATGGGCGGTATTATGATGCCCCCACCACCACCAATGAACACGACCCCTATCCCAGTGTCCGAACAAGATGACGACGACGTCTCCGATATTGTTTCAATTTCAGGCGAGTCCACTGGGGGTGAAGTGAAGGAGGTCAACGTTGATGGTTCCAAGTCAAAGCGTGGTCGCAAAAAGAAGAAGACTGAAATTAATCTCTAAGTACAGTATAAATGATAGGCTACTGTCCATTGGAGGAAGTTGAACCTCCCGCCAGACAACAGCAAGTTGTTGTTACACCCAAGGCTGAACCCAAGCCTGAGGTTGGCCCCGAGGAAACCGAATGTAATTACGTCGTCATGGCTTTCATTGTCGGCGTTCTATTCTTAGCCGTCTCTGATTCCATCAGGGCGTAAATTAAAATTTAATTCTACCTTTGGGTCTCCCCCATATGGTAAAATTAATACGTAAAAGCTACTATTTCTGTCTGACCCCCCGTCCCGTTATCAAGGTCAGTTTCAGATGAAAGATCACGGGTGATTTTTTGTAACGTACCACTACACGCACTCACCAGTTCCACGAATATATCGTATGAATAAATTCTCGTACCATCCACATTGTATGGTGTAATGCTTATACCCCTCACACCAGTCGTTACCGTTGGACTCCACGGGTAACTATTTGTTCCGCCAAAGAGGTTCTTTGTCCCGATGGCGACGTCAAGGGTTGATGTACTCCCATCCCCAGTACCCCCTTGAAGTTCAAGAAGCATTGTACTCAAATCCTTGACGGTTGAACCATCTGTTCTTCTCAATATGGCTGTCACTTTCGCGTAAAAGGCACCAGTTCCAAATATAAGTTGAATATCTTTGGCAACACCTTCACCCACCGAGAATGTTTTGGAATATGTCTTTCTGGAAACTTCCAGGGAATTCGTTATGATACCACCACCAACTTCAAGATCTGTAGAAGCTGTGTCTCCACCCAAACCAATGGCGACTTGGTTACCAAGATCAATGTTACCACCAATAAACACATCACCCGTGGTTCTGAGATCACTATTTATGTAGGTCATTTTAGAACTTGTGATTGGATTTATGTAAACATTACCAGTTGTATCCAAATAAATATTGGCAGAGCCCGCAGTTGTCGTAAACTCTATGATTGCGTTTGATGAAGAACTCTCCACTCGTGGGGTGCCGTCGTACACGTGAAACTTTGTAGCTGGCGCAGCTGTCCCCACACCCACATTACTTGAATGTATGAGATGGAGACAATTTGTTTGTGTACTGTTGTTGGCGACACCCATCACGAGACCAGTCGTTCCATTTGTGGTGTTGCTGAATCCTCGTGCGTAGCCACCTTCACCATCACCAGTATACAACAACACACCCGTCTCTTTATTGTCACCAACACTTTCAAGTCTCAAGAGATCCACATTTCCAGGTGTCGTATCGTAGACGTGGATATTTGAACTTGGTGCTGTCGTACCGAGGCCTAACCGACCATCGGCATCAAAGCGGGCAAATTCTGAATCGGTACTATCGTTGATTTCGTGTACGAAAGTCAAAGCGCGGCGTGTGCTACCGTTCAATACACTTCTAATAATGTTACGGCTCGTACCACCAGATGTCGTTGAAAACTCGATACCCGTCAATTTAAATGAACCACCACCCGCAAACTCAACATCACCATTGACGACAAGTTTTGTATTAGCACCTCTTGAATCGGCATCCGTACGCTGACCACCAACAACCACGAGACCATTATCACAAATAACAAGGGGTTTATCAGTCTGACCATCCATATCATCTAAAATGTCATAGAAGTTATCACCCGACGATGTATATGTTTGGAACACATGTTCACCTGCGATGTGTCTAATTCTATCGGGACCTTCGTCAACTGATGAAGCTTCATTACCCTTAAACAACAGCATTTCTGTTCTTGAAAAATCGGTATTGTACCTTCGCTCAATAATGTGGGTATTACCAAATTCATCACCGGCGAGACCCCCAAATGAGAGTTTTTGTCCAATCACAACATTACCGGCGACTTCAAGGGTGCCACGGGGTACATCTGTACCTATACCAACATTTCGAGAAGTGCCATCAATAAATACACTTATGGCAGCTGGGTCGTAGACCTTATTTGGGTTTTGTGTAATTCTAAAGTCATTGGAGCCCGATACACCAACAGCCCAACCCGCGGGATCTATGTCCCCATCGGTTTGAATATAAGATGTGAAGGCATTACCCGCATTAATATCCGTTTGCATAGCGACTATCGCATCACCAGATGGAGATTCGTGATTGTGTACCAAGATGCCATTTGTTTGCGGGTTGGCGGTACCCGTACAGTACACTTCTAAGTGTGCCGTGGGTTGTGTGGTACCAATACCCACACGACCTTCACTTTGAAGGGTCATAATGTTATTTTCATCCGCATAGTGCTCATCAGATAAGTATATATCCAACTTTGTTTTGGACTTTCCAGAAGCATTGTCATGCTTACCCATCTTGAACGTGGCTCGCACACCGTGGCGTGTCGCATTCCCTTCCCGAGCAAGGTGCATCACCGTACCAAGGTCAGTCGTATCCACGATTGGTTGTGTATTTGTCACGACGAGTGACGCATTCAAATGACTATACCCATTTCTGTATATTGGTTGATCATTGAGGAATACCGTACCTCCGGATGTATGAAGTCTACCCACAGGCGCTGCCACATTTATACCGACATTACTTGATTCCAAGATGGTCAATTTGGGTGTGCCCATTGTGGGTGTGGTACTCGCAAAGAACTTGAGACCCTTTCCAGATTCGACAATGTTCTCAATCCGATTTTCCCCATTTGGGACACTTGTGTATGTGCGCATAGCGATATTCCCGGTAGATCCCCAAATGTTACCAGTTGAGACAGTATTACTCCCAATCACATAGACATTACCGGCGACTGTGAGCCTCTCCGTTGGATTTGTATTTGAAATACCAACTTTACCATCGGATGTGATTCGCACTCTCTCGGTATTCTTTGTTTTGAATCGTATGTTTTGATGTGTGTTTGAAGTACTCGCACCATAGACCTCAATGGAGCTTACATTTGACGCAGTTGGACCGGATTTAAGCACAAGTACATTTGATGTACTGTCGCCACCGAATCGATCTGCGTGAATGGTCAGGTTTGAACTTGAAAACACCAACTCCGTGGTGAGATTTGTTGTTGCGGTATTACCCAAAACTCTGAGAGTATTTATAGCTGTTGTGTTTGCAAATATTTTTGCTCCAATAGCCAATGTATCTGTGGGGCTCAGATTTGAAATACCAGATGGAGCTGTACCTGTCGTGCGCAACGCACTCATTTGAACATTTCCAGATATCGTGACTGGAGTCGCAGCCGTTGCGTCTAATACGAGGAGGTTACCCGCGCGTAGACCTGTTGATCCAAGTATCAGACCCTTGGCATACACATTACCATTCGCATACACAACATTTGAATGTGTGTCGTCGATAAAGACATTTGAACCTACACAGAGATCGTGTGTTGGGAAGGTATTTGCGGCGCCAATGTTATTTGATGTATATATGTCACCGTACACGTGGACATTTACTAACTTTGTATCATCTACATTAATTGTGGAGGCGTTATATCCTCCGTACGCATCTGTTTGAAAAAATGCCATCTCCCGACCCCTATCACCCGCAACAAAACCGAGGGCTACGTTTGAATACCCGGCACCAGGTGTCATTACAATCGCAGTTTCTCTTGACAATACATCATTCCCAAAACCTGAATGAATGACTACATTAGCGACCCTCAAGTCTTGTGCGGCTATATACGTCGCAGTTTCTGTAACTGTAATATTACCAGTCACCGAGATGTTACCCACAAGGTTATAGTACCCTTCTTGGTACACATTACCTTTTAACATCATGACGTTGGAACCCTGGTCAAAAATACCAACATTACTACCAACACTCACATTTGATGTTTTAATTCCACCAACGATTGTGACAACATTTGAATTTGTCTCTTTGATTGAGAGATTTGCTCCAGATGTTGTAAGTCTATCTGATACAATCACATTAGTCGCAACTAAGTTACCACTGACTGTCATGAGATCACGACCCGTCAAATCAATCGCTACTTTTGTTGATCCACCACTATCAACCTGAAAAGCCTTCGTTGGGTTCGTTGTCCCAATGGCAAGCTGATTTTCAATGAAGAAACGCTCAGCCTTACCACGACCCTTAAGGTCAACTACAATTGTATCAGTCTCGTCTACAAAAAACTTGGTCCCCACCGACAAAGATTTTGTTGGTGCCGTATTCGCTATACCGAGACGCCCCTTTGTACCAAGTTCTTCAACGAGAAGAAGTTCATTCGCTTCTACTTCTTTCGTCAAAATACTCTTGACACCCGTAAGAGTTTCTTGTTCAACGGGTTCTGCGTCAAGATTTGCCACATAAATCTGTTCGAATCTTGCGGTTCTTCCCATTTATACATTAGTTGCCGAATAAAATTCCAGCCAAACCATCCTTGATCCTGAGTACATTATAGTTTAGGGCGAATACACTGATGTCATCTTGATTCCCTCTAAAGTTACCCTTCTCAACACCACGAAGTATCAGCTTTGCGTTATCAAGTCTACTGAAATTACACGTTCCTGATGGATTGTAGTCTGATGCGTTTAGTCCAAAGTGATACACAAAGTATCTCGTATACATAAGATCCTCAGAGTCTACACGAAAATCTGTTTTTCCGTATTTTGATTTATAATAGTTCTGAACCGTGTGAAAATATGTAGGACTCATATTTTCGAGGAGGGGTGTTCCATTTATATGGATGTCCGCATTTCTGAATGTAAAACGATCATTTGTAGGATCAAGATTTGTGGCGGAATATCCAAAAAATATAGACTTCACGGGATGATTAAAAGTCCCGATGTCCAAATCATTATATCCGCCACTCTCAATTGTATTATCAACAACATTTGATAGGGGAAAATCAACCCTTTGAGTTTGTGTAATAATCAGGTCCATCTGTCTCTTGACGAGGGATTCTCTCTCATCCTTATCCAAATATATATAGTTTCCATATACATTGATTCTCTTTTGTGACTCGCCATATCCCACAAGACTTGTTTCATCAAAATTGATCCTTACTTCAACCTGATGATGTGCCAGGGAGACGAGAGGTAAAAATGCTCCATGATCACAAAAGAAAAAGTGGAGTGGTTGGAAGTTACGATTTGAAATGCTCGTCTTATTCGTAAGTTCTTCTTGCTTTGACCAACTGTCTGCCAAATAGTTTGGCCAGATATCAGCATAATAGTCGTAGTGCTGGGAATCTATCTTCTGACCCCCTATATAAAGATCAATCGTTGAGTTGAACAATAGATTTGATGAGACATTTGAGTTTTTATCGAGCCCCTCGAACCAAAGACAATTTATGAGATCACCCAAAACTGGGACAGTAAAAACTGGATCTCTGTCAGTAATAGTCTTAATAAGTTTTGGGGCTTGGGAAAAGTTTGTATGCCGTGTAAACTTCATACGAAAGAATGAATGACCTTCATCACTATTTATATACATATCTTGAGCACCCTTGGAGACAAGTTGAATCAATGCGCCAGACATTTAATTTATGATCAGATTATAAAAATAGACACTTTCCCTGAGGGAAGTCATCCTTCTTTTCTTCTTCGGTAACCTTGCCGTGGATCTTGAAACCACCCTGGCGGTACACCTTCATTCGCTTGTAGTACATCGCTGTAAAGAGAGACCAGGGGTCGTGAATGTCATAGATGTGTGGGTTGTTCTTTTTGCCCTTGGTCTCCCTCATAATACGACCTATGCTTTGTGTTATATCCGACTTTGGTGACGCCAATATGACTGTATCAAGGGTTGGAATGTCAAGGCCTTCGTGGGCTTGTGAAAAGGTTGCGAAGATGATCTTCTTTTGTGAAGACGCCTGGAGATCTGCCTCCTTCATACCACCCATATAGAGCCCTGATGTCTTGGGAAAGCATTGGTGAAGCATTTCACAATGCCATCTACGGTCACTGAGGACAAGGAGTTGTCGTGTCCCTGCCGAAGCCTTCTTGACAAGTTCCACAAGCATTTGATTTCTCTTCCTATCCTCAACAACTTCTGTAATCATATTGGGCATCGAGACTTTACCATTTCTCATCGAGGGTGGTGGATTTCTATAATTAAACGATTCATATGTCACTGTGAATACCTCCACCTGCTCCTGGTTTTTCCTCTCCACTGCGAAGAAGGTGGGTCCCATAAACCAATGAAGGACTTTGGTGAGACCATCTTTTCTTTCAGGTGTCGCTGAGAGACCAAAGATATGCTTGGGGCACATCTTGAAGAGGGATTGACTGAACACCTTTGCACATATGTGATGAGCTTCATCCACGATGAGAGTTCCAATGGAATCAAAGTCACTGAATGAGTACTCCTTGAGGGAGAGTGATTGAAGCATCGCAATGACAAAGTCACACTCAATTTCCTTCTTATTTTGTTGAACTACACCTATAGTAGCTCCTGGACAAAACTGTTGAATTCTCTCCCTCCACTGATCTGCTAAAAACTGTTTATGGACAACAATCATTGTACGATACCCCAACTTACACGCTATCGCCAAGGATACGGTGGTCTTCCCGTAGCCACACGGGAGACTAAGTACCCCGTGACCTGCCTTAAGAGCTGCTGATAATGCTTCATTCTGGTGTGTTGTGTCTCGCAATTGTCCAACAAACTTGACCTTCGATCGGACTGGTTCGGGGCGTCTGTCCTCTTTGGGTTGTCCAACCCGATCAACTCCGTAGAATCTTGGAACGCACACTCCATTCTTAGCTGCTCTAAAAACCTTGAAAGGC